ACGCCGACCAGTCTCGCAGACCCGCACGCTCCACCTCGCGGTAGGGGTTGTAGCCCCGCAGGTCGCTCGCCACCGAGACCATCTTGGTCGCGCGCTGGGCAGCCCCCAATGGGTTGAAGGGGTTCATCGACATCCCGGCAACGAACTGGGCACCCCAACTCAAGCCGGTGCTCAGCCCCACCGCGAGCGCGGGCATGATGTCCAGGATACCCGCCAACCCGCTGCGCGGTGCCAGGTCGGCCCAGCCAAAGTTGGTGACCGTCCCCGCCGCCCCGTGCAGCGTGTTCTCGCGGTCGATCTGGGTCTCCAGGGTCTCGCGCTTGGCAGACGCCAGCATGCCATAAGCGTGGGTCGCCACCGCGCCGACAAACAGTGCCTGGACGCCACGACGGGCCAAGGCACGTCCGGGAGTCAGGCCGGTCTCGCCGTAGAGGTGTCCATAGGAACGCGCGAATTGACCTTGTGCGTGGGCATCACGCCACAGCTCTTGGGCGCGCGACCAGTCGCCCCGCAGCGCCGCACCCCACCCCGCGCGGCGTGTCGCGCGCATCCCCGCGATGTGAGGGTTTGGTGCCAGGTTGAGCACGTCGGCGACGAGCCCGCCACCCGGCAGCTCGCGAATGAAGCGATTGGCAACTTGGTTGACCGCCCGAAAACGCTCGTGCAGCGTCATGCGCTTGGCGTCGTGCTCGATCTCGTAGATCGTGTGAACATGCCCGCTAGGCAGCGTCACCGTCTTGACGTTGATCTTGCCGCCGCGCTGACGACGCAGGTCGAGCGCGAGTTGGCGGTCGGTGACCTGGACCTTCTTGAGCGACGACTTGTGGTCGTACACGCCCATGACATCGTCGATGAACTTGCGGCCAACGTCCCCCGCTACCGCCCCGTAGGCTTCGCGCTGGACGCCCCACAAACCCTTGGAGATGCCCGCGTGCACGTCCATCGCGTACTCGCCCGCCTGACCAGCCGCCACCGTCGCGTCACGCACGAACGCCGACACCGGGCCATGCACGGGCGCGTTCAGCACCCGATCCCCGATGGTACGACTGATCCGCCCCATCCCGGAAGCCGCCCGCGCACCGATCTCGGCCATGAACATGGTCGACCGGATCAAGCCGATGTTCATTCCCAGGTTGAAGAGCGTGTCGTCTACCCAACGAGCGCCATCGGCATAGGTGCCCTCCGCCTTCGCGTCGATCGGACGGTAGTCGGCAGAGCCGTAAACCCGCAGCTGCTCGTCTTGATGGTTCCGACGATCGATCTGGGCGCCCAGGTTGACCAGCAGCGAGCCCAACGGCCCGCGGTTACCGCGTGCCTCGGTCAGCTCGCTCGCCGTGGCCGCCCAGCCACTGCCGAAGCGCTGGTTGACGTAGTCCGTGATCTGACCGCGCCACAGCTCGCCGAAGGTGGGCAGCATTGCCTCGCGGTCGCTTCGCGTGATGACGTCCGGCATGGACGACGGCAACTGCCCCTCGTGTCCACCTGCGTACATCTCGGTGTAGAGGTGGCGATAGAAGCGCCCGGCCGAACGCATCGGGTTGACGAACGATCCCTGCTCGTGCGTGGCCGCTGCCCACGCGTACGCCTTGCGCGTGTCGGCATCGAAGATGACCTGGGGGTCCACGACGTACTGCCACGCCTTGCGTTGGCCGCCCAGCGAGATGCCGTGCAGGGGCATCATCGACGGCATGAAGGTGCCCAACTTCGTGAACGGCATGCGCAACTGCTCGCCCGCACCGAAGTCGAAGTTGGACTGAACCTGACGAGCGATGTCGGCTGCCACACGGGCATCGCGGGCGTGCAGCATCACTTCGGTGGAGCGCTCGCCGTTGTAGCCTTCCACCGCGGTCTTGGAGAAGCGCATGGAGCCCACCATGTAGGTGTCACCCATGGCGATGACGTTGGCGTGCCACGGGCGGTTGCCCCAACCCACATGCAGGTTGGTCAGCGTGCGTCCTGCCGCCGTTAGCTTCTGGAACGCACGACCCTCGTTATTGATGTCTTGCTGGTTCAGACCACCCAAGCCCACGTAGACCTGATCGCCGCGGCGCGCCTTCTGGATGATCGAGTCCAGGACGTGCGGATCGGAGAGCGTGGCCGACGCGATGTACAACGCTGCGTGGTTACCCCGATCCCCGATGATGCGGCTCAGCACGTCCAGCGCGGTGCCCGTGTCCTTGGGACTGGCGACCAGCAGATTCTGGGTCGAGACCGGCGCACGACCAGCAGCGATCGCGCCCAGCACCGTGTCCATCTGGCGGACGAGGTTGGCATCGCGGGTTGCCACGAAGTAGTTGAACTGGGTCTTGTCCTGGCCGGAGAAGCGGCTGTACTCCGGCAGCGTCGCCATGCCCAAACCCGTCTTGGTCATGTTGGCGGTGCCAACGAACATCACACGATCGCCGGTCGGGCTCGTGAACTCGCCGACCTTGGCGTGCAGACGCGAGCCGAAGGTCTTGCGATCGGCTTCGATCAGGTTCGTGTGACCCTTCAGGGTCTCGTAGGCTTGGGGGTTGGACCACTTCGCGGTGGTGCGCTCCGAACCCACGATGCGACCGCCGCCGGACAGAACCGAACGCGTGAGCCGGTTGTCCTCCACCTCGTAAGTGGTCATGACCGAACGCGACGACATACCGAGCAGGCTCAGTCGAGCCTGCTCGTCATCCCGGCCAAACCAGGTAGGCGAGGTGCGATCGTCGAAGGTGGGCATGCGTTACCAGTCGGCTTGGGTCACCGACGTCTTCCGCCCCATGGTCCGAATCGTCGCCCCTGCATTTCTGGGCGCGTTGTTGATCAACCGTTGATTGCTGCGTGCGGCCATGGCACGACCCTCATCGAAGATGTCGGAGATGACGCCCGCCGCACGCACCTTGCCGACCGTGCGCATCTTGTCCGAACCCACTTCGAAGCTGCGGTACTTGCGCTCGTCCTGGGCGATCTTGTAGATGACGCAGGCCAGGCAGTCGGACAAGTCCTTCGAGCCGCGGGGCTTCGGGTGATCGATGCGACGACCGTTCATCAGCTTCAGCTCGATCAACTCCTTGTGCAGCTGGGCAGCGGCGGGCGACACGCTCGGGTCCGGTAGCTGGATGCGCTCGGCGTAGAGCCAGTCGCGCAAGGTCAGGTAAATGTCGCGCTGGACCTGCTGACTAAAGCTCGACTTCCACTCGCGGGTATTCACGCCCTTCGAGTACAGGCGTTGGATGATCATGGCACTCTGCCAGTGGTCGAAGGTCATGTCCCGCAGGGTGATGTAGGGAGCCAGCTCCAGGATGATCTCTTCCACGTTCATGAAGTCCGTGGGGTAGATGTTCTTGCGGCCCTTGTCGAGCGGCTGCCACTTCAGGATGGTGTGCACGTCCGCGTGCACCAACCCCGTGGCTGCGTCGTAGAAAGGCGAGGCGGCCACGAAACCGAAGCTGTCCTTCTTCAGACCGGGGTCTCCGTGCGCGTAGCTTTGGAAGCCGATCGGAACGCTGATCGCATCGCGGTCGACGTGGATCTTAATGCCTGCCTTGATCTGCACGCCATCGGGTCCGACCACCTGCGTCTCGATGGCCTCGTAGCCGACCGGCAGACTCATGCGCGTCGTGACCTTCTGGACCAGCGGCTTCTGGAAGTAGGACTCCTCCGAACCGGGGCGGACGCCTGCGTAGTCGCGCTGCGCCTCGATGCCGCGTGCAGCGAACTCTTTGCGCATGAAGGGGTGCTCTTCGCCCAGCTTCGCGAACTCCGGGTTGATGTCCCAGGTGCAGAGGCGGAACGCCAGGATGTTGGCGCCCTCCTCGGTCTCTGCCATCTCGTACATCGTGTCCGTGATGTCGCCTTCCGCCCAGGCGGAGGAGATGACGATGCGCTTGGAGCCGAACTTCTGGAGGGTGGTGACACCCTTGCCGACGTTGGCGTACATCTCCGCGCCCGACGCACCGCCTTGGGCTTCGACACCAAAGCGGTTGCCCTCGTCCATCGCGAAGATCATCAGGGTACGGCCGACCAGACCCTCGGAACGGCTGTGACCGGCCCAGAGCAGGAGGTTCTTGCTTTCGCAGTAGATCTCCAGCGCGTTGACCTGGATGACGCCGGTGGCCATGAGACCCTGGAAGTAGGGGCTGTGCTCGATACGACCCTTGACGGCGGCGAACAGCGTGTCCTTGGACTGCTTCTCGGAGGTTGCCAACACGAGGAAGGCAATCAGGGATCCCGCCATCAAACCGAACGACGCGGCAGGGTCCTTGAGCTGCAGGAGCTTGTAGAACTCGAAGGTCACCATGATGGAGGTCAGCGAGGTCTTGGAGCCGCGCATCCCGCACTCCAAACACAGCTCTTGGTACTCCTGGCCTTCGACCCAGGTGGTCTTGTTGTCCAGTGACCACTGCTGGAGGATCTCGCGCTCGTCCCACGGATCGTCCGGGTGCATGTCGTAACGGGAGCACCAGCTGAAGATCTCTTCCTCGCGCTCGGCGCTCGTCCGGCCCGTGAGGTTGATGCACAGGTCGCGCCAGAGCCCCTTCTCCAGCGGCAGGTTGTACAGCGCCTTGAGGATGGCACGCTGGGTCGGCCACAGACGGACGCCCAGGATCTCTGTAGCGAACTGGACAACGTCCATCGTTGTCTGGTCCTGCTGCATACCTTCTGCCACGATCTCGTGGATGAAGCTCTGTGCCTTGAGCAGTGGCTTGTTGATCTTACTCATGGGACTTGCCCTCCGGGGACGCCTCGGGCAGCGCGTAGCTCATGATGGCGTCGAGGGGAACCTTGATCCATACGCTCTCCGCATCGGAAGCCATCACCGTCACAGGTACCAGCTCCTGAACGAAGCGCAGCCCCACCGCGTTCGGCTCGTCTTGCACCACCTTGAACAGGCGGCGCATGAGGTCGAACGCGAGGGGAATGCGAGCCATGGTCTTAGCCCTTGATGATGTCGAGCATCATGAACTTCTCGTGACCGGCCTTGAGCGCGTCGTAGATGCGCAGCAGCTCGGTCATGATGCCGTTCATGTTCCCGGTACCCACATCCACACGGAATCGGCCGTAGCCGTCCTGCTGGGCGTAGCTGGCGTGGTCGCTAACGACCTTCATCTGGATCATCTTGCCGGTCTTCCAGATGCTGTTGGCATTCGGCTGGTCGCAAGCCATCTGGTCGATCGTCTCCGTCGCGCGGGGGTCGATTCGGTGCCAGGCGCAGTACTCCGCGGCCAGGCGGGCACCCACCATAAGCTGCGCCTTGGTGACCGGCTGGCCGGAGGCCATTGCCATGAACGAGATGCCGATCGAGCCCGTGTTGCGCGCCCAGAGGTGCTTGCCCTTCTGGTTGCCCTTGAGGAAGCGCACGGCGTACGCCTGACCGGTCTTCGCGTCGTACACCACGCCGAACTGGTAACCGTCCCAGCACTGGTTGTAGTTGCCCGCGCTCCAGTGGAAAATGATGCGCTTGGACGTACCGGGATCGCCGTCCTTCTGGTCGTTCTCGTAGCAGAGCTGCAGCGTGAGCGTGTTGCTCAACTTCACGGACGTGTGCCGTGCCGCGTAGTGACCGGTCAGGTCGTAGGCGATCGGTTGGGTGGTCGTCGGATGCACGACCGGCGCGAGCAACAGACCGGGTGCCTCGCACTCGGTCACCTCGTACCAGGTCGGGTGCTCCAGCTTCAGTTGGGTGAGGTTCTTGTCAGCCACGGGGTCCTGCTTTCTAGAGTTGGGTCGGGTCGATCACCGCGACCATCACCACGCGAGGTGGCTTGAGGAGGGAGTCGTACCCAATGTAGAAGATGTCACCGTGCGAGCGCTGGAGCATGAAGGCCATGTCCAACAGGGCACGGCCAAAGCGCATCGTGCGGGTGTGGGGTGTGTTCAGGTCGTCGGTGGGATTCGAGACGTCCACCACCACCCGATGGGATTCGGTAAAGGTCTCGTCATACACAACATACCCTTGCTGATCCACTTCTGGCAGATCGATCAAGTAGACGAAGGGTTCTACGACCTTGACGGCATCCGCGTGCGTCAGGATCAACATCAGCTTGTGGTCACCCAACGTGTCCAGTCCCTGGAAACCGCCGGGCGCGGAAGCGGCTAAGGTCTTCAGGGCGTCGCGGACTTGGGGATCGAGCAGAACGAGCGAGTTCATGGCGGCTACCTGTTGTTGTCGGCACGCAGCTGGTTCAGCTTCGTGTACAGCGGCTTGAGGCGCTCACGCAGCCCGGATGCCTGGGCAATCGCAGCAGCCTTGACGGTCTCGTCCATCGACGTTGCACCGATGCTGTTGTTGTACTGGCTGATCGCCGTGTCGGCAGCATCGATGGCAGAGGATGCGGCACCAATGGCTGCCGTACCCGCAGCTTGCAGCTTGGGATCTCCCTTGGTCAGGTCCACCGTATTCAGCTGCCGTTGGCCCGCCGTGGCCGCGTAAGCAGCAACAGCCGTGGCCGCCTTGGCAACCTTGCCCTCGGCCGCGGTCACCAGTTGGGCGGCCGACTCGAAGTTCTTGCCGTTGGGTGTTGCCGTGCGAGTGCGCGGGGCCGGGTCGGTGATCTTGCCACCGCCGCCCAGCACCTGGTTGCTGGCACCGCCCGCGGGGATCTTGGTGTCCTGCTTGGCCTGCAGGGTCTCCTTGGTCGCGCGCTGCACCAGGGTCGTGTCCGCATCCGAACCACCCTCGATGCCGCCCACGGCAAAGCACTGGAACTTGTAGTAGGTACGGGCATCGTCGCGGTACCAGCGGGTGTAGTTGGTCACGATGACCTGGTACTTGATGCGCACCACGCCGCTGAAGATCTCGAAGTCGACCGCCGTGCCGCCCTTTACCGCGTTGTCGAGGAACACCCGCGACACCTGCCACGAGCCGCCCTTCTTCTCCGGGTCCGTGTAGAGCGGGTCGGGGTTGTAGGGATCGTGGTAGCCGACCTTGTGCAGATCTTGGTTCAACAGACGCGCCTGGTCCCAACCCAAGAACGCTCCCACGAACTCGATCATCAAACCCTGGATGCCCAAGGACTGGTAGACAGGCGCACCGCCGGGAATGAGCAGCGTCGCGTAGTTCTGGACGTGCACGAAACGGATGCCCGCCTCGGCACCGGGTGCTTGCTGACCCTGTACCCCACCGTGGATGGGCAGGATCGAGTTGGTGGCAGGGGGCAGCTCGAACGGCACGTTCGCGAGCTTGACCTCCATGTGACCTGCGTGACCCACGTTGACCTGGTGCGTGGGTGGCGTGCGCGTGAAGGTAGGCGGCGTGTCGTCCGGCCAGTAGTACTCGACCAGCTGCGGCTGGGGTGGCCGGTAGCCGAAGTTGAGACCGTACTGCTTGGCGAGCAGCCCCAGCGCCGCACCGGCCAGGTTGGGCAACAGGACGCCTGTGATCGCGTCGGCCGCCACACCCCCGAAATTGCCTTGCAAGATGTCGGCCAGGATCGTGTCGCGCGTCGAGGGCGACATGTTCGAGAGCACCGCCCCGACGGCCGGAATGTGCTGACCGAACGTGTCGAGCACACTGTCCATGACCTGGACGCCCGTGCCCGGCCACGAGAGCGTGGAGATCACCGCACCGGGGTTTTGGGCGACCGTGTCGATCGCGTCGATGCCCTTCTGATACAGCTCGCCGACGATGCCCTGCACGCCGCTGTCACCACTGGCGGGCAGGAGTCCCGTCTGGTAGAGCATACCGTCAAGGTAGGTCTGGCCGTCGAGGTAGTTGTTACCGGTACCCGCCTTCGCCTGTCGGATGCGATGGGCGACGTCCGGGGGCATCTCGTTGTTGTTGACCGAGGCCAGCAGGGTATCCCCAAGCGTTGGATCCCCGGAGAGTTGGTTGACGCCCAGAACTGTTGGCTGCTTCGTAACAGAAGCAGCCAGGTTCGCGAACTCGGCAGTCAGGAACTCCAGCCCCATGGGCGTCTCCTACTTCGTGCGGCTTACCGCGGGCGGATCGGCCGGGGGTGCTGCCTTCTGCGGCGACCAGTTCATGATGAGCGTGAGGGTCAACCCCAGTGCCGACAACCCAACGGTGATCAGGGTCACGTAGGTCGCCGTCGTGTTGGAGTGCATGCTCTTCAGCAGCTCCAGGTGGTTGTGGTTGGTCTCGGCAATGGCCTCTTGAGCGGCATTCACCGCGGTTCCCAGCAGCGCCATCTGCTGCTGGGTCGCATCCAGACGAGCTTGGATCTCGTGCCGCGGCACGAAGCTCTGAGGCAGTGCCTTCAACTCGTTCAAGGTCGCACGAATCTCGTCGAGCTTCGAGTTCAACACGGCCAGTTGCTGGTTGTTCTGACTGGTCTGCGAGGCCGTTTCTGCCAGGCGCTTGTCCAGCTCCTGCAGCTTCTGCTCCAGCAAACCAATTCGCTGCTCCAACACTTCGGACATGGGCTTCTCCTTACGGCCGCAAGCTATCGAGAACCAACACGCTGAAAAGCCCCGTAGACTGGGACTTCCCGTTCTGGAAGGTCACGACAACCTCCCCGGAGTAGGTACCAACAGTGTTGGTGTCGCCGTTCTGCCAGGCATACTCGGCCTTGCCGTCTTCGGCATCGGTCACGGTGCAGGCGCGATGGTCGATCAGGAGGTTCGTGGAGTCGGTGCCCATCGAGAACGTGATGGACGAGACGTCTGTCAGGTCGACACAACTTCCATCTCGCTTCTTGAGATGGAACTGCAGGATCGGGAGCAAGTCCTTCTTGTAGATGGAAAATTCGATGGCCATGCTAGTCCCCCAGCACCAAGGTCAACACGACGGACGGCGTCATCACCAGTGCCAAGGGGGCACTGTCGATCACCAGACCGAGGGTCTGATCGTTCTCGATGATCAGCACGAGCGAAGTCGTAGGATCGGTCATCGGCGTGGGGCTCCTCCACGAGCATGGTGGAGTGAAACTGCGTCTAACTTCTGGGCGACGCAACCGAAGCTGCGTCGCCCAGAAGTTGGAGTGAGGAGGAGAGGGAAGGAATGGAGCGGAAAACTAGGCACGCGCCTTGTCGAGGACCGTGGTGATCAGCTTCTCGGCCAGCGCCTCGATGTTGGCCGCCACGCCGTGCAGCATGGCGTCGTTCTCCAGGAGCAGCTTGGCGTACGTGGGGATCTGGGGGATCGCTTCGATGGCCGCCTTGGCATCCTTGACGATGGTTTCGACAGCAGCCGCTGCATCGGCCGTGGCTTCAGCGGCGTTCAGCTTGCGTTCGACCGCGGCTTCCAGGATCGACGCGATGACCTGCTCCGCGTCCTGCAACAATTCGTTGGGGGTCATGGGGATCTCCTTTCAGATCGACATGCCACATGGTGTCGCAAAACCGGGGTAAGAACTGGGCATTACGGCAATGGATCGGCGATTGCTACTGGACGTCCGTTGGGTTCGTACAGTGCCACGCTCGCCGCGGAGGTGACCGCCGTACGGGCATCCGTACGGGTCTCGCGCACCACGAGGATCAGACGCCGTCCCTGGTAGGACACCAGCATTAGCATGACCGTCTCGTGCGCCCCCGCCGTGCTCAAGGCGTCGGACTCCACCAGGAAGCTCGCATCCGCCAGGTCCGACAGGTGGAACACGCTGCCCTGCTGGAGTGGCACGCTGCCACAACGGTTCTTGGCAAGAGGCAGATCGCTCAGCACCGAGCGAACCGGCGTATGGTTGATCAAGGCGATCGCACGGCTGTCGAGGCTGGCCGCCCGCACGAACGGAGCGGTTCCCCAGTCGGGTGCCGCATCGGTGCCGCCCGTGCCCTTGGTGTGCGCCACCAGAACCAGGGCCGATACGGCCACCAGTGCCGCGGAAGGGTCCACCGTCAGTGCAAGCGGGACGTGCGACGAGACCGCCACGTTGACATGGTCGGCCGGAACGAACTCGCGGCCCACCAAGGCGATCATCTGGACCTTGGTGCCGTCGGTCAAGGGTGCCGGGAACGTGAGCGTCACGAGCGGACCCGCGATCACCACGGTCACCGACAGTGCCAACGACACGGCCACGCCATCCAACAGGATCGAGGCGCACACCGCCGAGGCGATCTTGCCCTTGATCATTCCCGGTGCCGCGAGCGTCACGGTGTTCGTGCTGCCCTGTGCCACCGTCGAGAGCACGTACGCCTCGGCCAGGTCAGCCACCGAGGAGGCTTCGGCATCCCAGGTACACACCGGCGCGTCGAGCACGACATCCACCTCGAAGTAGGCGTTGCTCGCCACCGTGGTGCTGCCGCCCAGCACGATCGTGACCGTGCCGTTGCTGTTGCGCTGCGAACTGAAGAGTGCCGTGGTCACGTTGTTGACCCGCACGTCGATCGGCCACAACACCGTCCGTCCGTACTTCGTCGCGGCGATTGTGTAAGTCGACGTGCCGTTTCCGGGGATCCGCAGGGTCGCTACAGTGCCCTTGACGGCCGACCCAGGGTTCCACGCGTTGACCGCTTCACCCGTGGCGAGCTGCAACCCCAACGCGGGACCGCTCAACGTCTGGCTCGAACTGGCTGCGGGCACGGGGTAGATGCGACCCCGAACGTCGGAAGCGCCCAACACGCTGTCGAAGCGTACGGGCACACCACTGTTCGCCGCGTAGCTCACGCCCAGGACCAGGCGCACATCCGCGTGGGTGGGGGGCACCGCCGGGCGGAACTCCAGGTTGTTGCTCACCACGGCAATGGTGCCCGCGATGGTAGCGCCCGTGGTGCCATCGTACATGGCCGACTGCCCTGCATCGAAGCTGCCGCCCAGCGTGCTCAACGCGGAGGGCAGGAGCACCGGGTAGAACGAGCCATCCGTCACCTGCATCACCGGACGCAGTACGGCTTCGGGGCGCACATCCACGTAGTCCAGCGTGAGCGACGTCGTGCCGCCATCCACGTAGATGCGCAGCTCGAAGCTGGTCACCCACGAGGGGAGATTCAAGATGCTCTGCTGGAGCTGGGGCGTGTTGAAGGGGATCGAGGCCAGGTTCGCGATCGTGATGGTCGCCAAGGCGTTGTGCGTGACGGGGTCGGCCACCACGATCAACAGGTTGGCGCCGTTGGCGCTGTGGACGGTGTAGCCCACCTGCACGGCCAACACATCCGTTGCCACCCCCGTGACCGTGGTCTTGATGCCGTAGGGATCGCCCGAAGGACCGCCGGTACGCTGCATGTCTTCGCCGGTCGAGCCGTGCAGGGCGAGCACACCCGTGGCGCTGCCGCTCGTGTAGATCGTCCAACCATCGGGCACGCCGTCGGCGTTGGTGTCCACCTCGAAGTGCGAGTGCTTGATCAGGTTCGCCGTGATAGCGGTCTTGTCGGCACCCGCCCGGTCCGAACGCCGCGTGCAGTAGGGCACCGTGTCCAGCGCCTGCAGCGTGGTCTGCAACACGCCACCACCCAGCTTGTTGGTGAGCACGTCGACCAGCGAGCGGCGGAACAAGATGTCGTCGTTGGGACGCAGCGTGGTGCGCTGGCGCAGATCCACCACCGATCGCACCATGTCCACCGCGTCGTTCCACCCACCATCCGGCCGCGTCGACGGCACGGTTTGGCTGGCGACGGGCGCCCCGTTCGGGTTGGTCACGGCATCGTACGCGGTCGTGTTGTGACGACGCACCCGCGCGATGGGCAGCGCGTAGGTGAAGCGGTACAGCTCGTTGTCCAGCCCCACCTCCGACAGAATGTCATTCTCCAGGCCGTCGCGCAACGCAACCCACAAGCCGGGATCGGTCGCCAGATCGAAGGCGGAAGGACGCTGCACGTAGACCGCAGCCGTCGTGTTACCCTGCTCGTCATGTGCGACCACCGTGGGGTCGTCCATGCCATCGGGGTAGCTGCTGAAGTTGACGCCCGAAACCACGCGGAAGCGGTACTGCAAGCTGCGCCCGCTGCCCTCTGCACGAATGAACCATGCTTCCAGGAAGACCAGGTCATCGCGCGTACCGGTCGTCGGTGGTGCGGGCAAGGTGATCGCCACCTGGTTGCGGGGCAATGGCAGACGGTAGCCGTCCAACAGCACCTCTGCCCCGTTGGTCGCGTCGAGGTAGAGCGTGTTGGCGACCGGCGGGCTCACCTCCGCACCCCCGCGCAATACCCCCGGCGCGAGCCAACCCGAGGGCGCCTGGAGCTTGACCAGGCGCGCCACCTCATCCGTCATCGTGCGGTGCACGACCACGGGAACGCCGGGGATCTCGGCGTTCTCGTCACGCACGGGAACTTGGCCGGGACCGTTGCCGGTGTCGAGGTAGGAAGCCGGGATCGGGAACGTCGCCATGAGGATCTCCTAAACCACGGGGTTGTCGTCGCGTGCCAGCTCGTCGGCGACCTGGTCGGACGCACGCGCCCCCGGCAGACGATGCAAGACGCTGTGGAAGACGTCGAGCCGCAGGAAGTCGATCACGACATCGATCATCGGATTGTGCCAACCCAAGGCCACCGAGACGCCCTTGACGTTCTGCAGCACGGAGATGACCTCCTTGAGCAGCAGCAGATAGAAGCACGCGCTGCCCACATGGTCGACCAGGGGCAACCCGATCCCGCCGAAGAACACCTGCAAGACGGCGAGCACGCTCAGGTAGAGCGACAGCTTCACCAAGACCAGTGGAAGTCGGCGCACGTCGAAGCGCTTCTCCAGCACAGCCCGCGGCGTCCCCGTCAACCAGTCAAGCAGCAGCACGAGGTACAGCATCTGTGCCTCGGAACTCTGCAAGAAGACGAGAAAGGCGGCGTACATGGGACTCCTAGTTGCCGGAGTTGTTGCTGATGATGCCAGGCCCCGGACCACTCGTGACGAGCGGTCGGGGCACGGTGGGTGCGGTAGGGCACACGACTTGCGGCGTGCAGCTGACGAACAGCAGGACCGCCGCGACCATGAGCACCGTCGTGATCAGGCGCATCACTTCCTCCTTGGGGATAGTAGGCCCGATCGTAGCGAGCGGGGTCGCGTGGGTTCTGGGCGTCTACTGGTCGAAGTCGTTGGCGGTGTCCTGGTAGTAGTACTGGTGGGAGGTGGCACTGTCCGTCGGGTACACACCCAACCCGGCTACCGGGTAGACTTCGGCCAGGTTCAACACCTTGGCGTAGTCGACCGCGGGGATGTTGGTCGTACCCGCTCCGGCACTGACACCCAGAACGACCAGGATCTTGGGCTTGGGCAGCGTGATGGCGTTGGGCGCGGGAGGTGCTGGCTTGGTCTTACTGATCGCATACTCCAGGCGCCCGTACATCGCCTCCTTGGGCTCGGCGGTCGGCGTGCTGCCCGCGAAGTAGAAGCCGTCCAGCAGAATGACGTCTTGACCGGAGCCCGTACCGATGACCGGATCGGCCAGCGAGTCATAGCTCTCCAATGCGTCCATTGGCTCGGTCGCGGAGACCATCACTTGCAGAGGCGTGCTCGATGCGAACTGCGCGTAGGTGTAGGTAACCGCCGCGTTCTGGTTGTCACGCGTGGCCGTGCCCACCCCATCCGAAAAGCCGAACTCGTCGATGAAGAAACCGTCCAGCACGCCTTGGACCGGCAGCGTGTTCACCCAGTTGTCCGCCTGCACCTTCCACTGGTCGAGGTTGGCCGCGCCGCCCAGCGCGGTGTAGCCAAAGAACTTGGCGTTCTCGTTGATCACCTTGACCGCGCGGATGACCTCCGCCAGATCGGCAGCGTCTTGCTCCACCTGGGGCGGCTCCACCACGATGAAGTCGTAGCGCGCGAGGATCCCGATCGCCCCCAACAGGTTGTTGACACCGCCGATCGTGGTGATCGTCGGGCTCGCGTAGCGGATGAAGTTGTTGCGATCGGTTTGCATGGCTTAGATCCTGTTGTAGCTAGGGGACCACGACTGCCAGCTGTAGCCATTCCACCAGTGCCAGCTGTTGTAGCCGTCCATGTAGACCCAGGTGCCGCTGGGTACCTGGAACATGAGATAGTTGCCGCCCCAGCTGGACGAACCCGCCTTGATGCCGTAGCTCTTGACCATGGCACAAGCCTCGGGGTACCACTGGAAAAGCAACTTCCAGTCGGGATGGTTCTTGGGGTCCTCGAAGCCGGGGATGACGCCGTCCGGTGTGCCGGGACCCGAGGAGCCGCGGGTGTTGCCCGGTGCTTCGGTCGTGCCGCCGAAGAAGCGACCCGCATTGGCGAACTGCTCCCACGGACCTTCGTGACGCCCGTCCGGCACCGCCCACGGCGCCTGGTTGGGGTCGTAGGTGGTGTGGTTGGAGCTGATCAGCCTCTCCCACAGGTGGGCCAGCTCTTCGCAGCCCTGCGACTGGTTGCCGTACAGCCCCATCCAGTTGTGGTACGCGTGGTACCACTCGTGCGAGAGCGCGGCCGGGAACTTGTAGCCGCCGTAGGTCTGCGGATCGAAGTACTGGATGTCGATGTGCGAGCGGTAGTCGGCGTCGCTGTAGGTCAGCGCCAGCGCGATGTTGGCGTTCGGGAAGGGCAACCACTTCGAGTAGACGTTGACCGTCACGCGGCGCGTGAACTTGTTCGTCAAGTCCGGTTGGTTGTAGTACTCGTAGGTGTTCGTCCCCAGCTGGTTGATCCAGGAGGTCCACTGAGCGATGGAGCCGCACTGGTTGTCGACCGGACCGTAGTCGGACTCGTAGTACCGGTTGAGCACGAGCCCGTTCGGGAACGTCGTGGTGATGAACTGTTGGGACATGATCGACTCCTGTTAGGTGACCTGGGTAGGACCATCCACGATGCCCGCACCACCCGCACCACCGGGACCACCGTTGCCACCGGAACCCGAGCCCCCAGTACCGCCCGCACCACCGTTGGCGTGAATGTTGCCGGAGCCGTTGTTGGTAAAGCTGGTGGTGTAGCGGATCTTGATGGTGCCACCGCCGCCACCACCGCCACCACCGCCGCTGCCCCAGAACGACGTGCCAGAACCAACACCGTTCGCGCCTGCCGCACCGTCGGCCGTGATCAGACCGTTGGCACCGATCGTGATGGTGACGGCCCAGATGTCGATGATGCCGCCGCCCGCGCCACCCGCACCACCGGCACCAGACGTACCACCGCCGTTGCCCGATCCGCCGCCACCGCCGCCCGAGCCACCCGCACCCATGCGACCGCCCGTAGACTCGGTGAACGTGCTACCAGCCGTACCGCCAGCACCACCGCTGCCCGAACCACCGGTTGTGCCGTTGGTGCCCGCCACGTTGTGCGAACCACCGGCACCACCGCCGCCGCCCTGGTTGTTACCCGCGCCGTTGTTGTACACACCGGCACCACCGCCCGTGGAGGCCGTGCCCGACGAGGTACCCGCGCCACCCGCGCCACCGGGGTTACCTGTCGAACTGGTGCTGGCACCGGCGGCGCCACCAGCCAGCCCCAAACCCAGCACGCTGATGGTGCCGTTCACGATTAGGTTGGTGCAACGGATCTTCAGGAGACCGGCCGCGCTGAGCGTCAGCGTACCACCCTTCTCGATGAAGATCTCGTTGTACTGCTTGGTCGAGTCATGGTTGATGCTCTGACCCGCGTACACGTACAGGTCGGGCAACGGCGTGCCCGACTGGGTCGGGAACACCGTCTGGCTGCCAGGTGCATTAGTCGATCCAGGAATGAACGTCATGATGATCTCCTTAGATCAGGTACCAGGCGCTGACGCCGTCGTACATCAACGTGATGGACATGCGGTTAAGGGTCATCAAGAGGCTGGTGTCGCCTTCGATCGTGTCACTGCCGCCCGGCAACACGGTAATGTTATGATTGGTTGCGTCGTTGTTCGCGTCCTTGATGTAGACGATCGCACCAGCTTGAGGAGCGGTGGGAAGCGTCACGGCGAAGGTGCCCAACACCGCGAGCTTGACCAGCACGGCTTCCCAGGCAGCAGCCGTGTAGGTACTACCTGTCGTCTTGATGACAGGCGTCAGGAAGTTTTCCAGCTCTCGTGCAGAAATCTTGCCCACGGTGCTCTCCTAGGTGTAGATCTCAACGAATCCGGTCGCATACGTAGCGGCTGCGATGAAACCCTTGATGAATTGCGGATCGCCCCAGCCGTCTGGCGCGGGCTTACGACTGTTGAAGGTCAGCTCGTACCGGGCACCTGCCGGACCACTGCAGCTGATGTACTGGGGATGCTCCCGCAGCAGATGCATGAAGCGGTCTTCATCGGATAGCAGCCACGTAGGGCGCGGACCGTCCGGGTTGGGGGGAAGGTGCAGCGTGTACACCGTCTCCTCGACGTCGATCTGAAGTGCCAGCACCATCCTACTTGGCCTTCTTCGAGACGGGCTTCGGCTCTTTGGCCAACGCTTCCTCGACGGGGGCTGGAGCCGGTTCCGGCTTCGAGAAGGTATCCGTCGCGCGGTCGTAAACGTCGCCAATGGCAACTTCGGGATCGCGTCCAGTCACCTCTACAGGATCGGGGTAGTCTTCGTGGTCCTCGAAAACGGGCACCAGGTCGTCATAGCGCTCGAAGAAGCACTTGACGACGTTGTCCTTGGTGAGTTCGGCGTACCTGCGGGGCATGTTTATCTCCTTGAGCATTTAGTGTGGAGTAAGCTCGCGCACAAGAAGTGCGCGCGTTACTAAGCTTCCACCCAGTACACAACCACGAAACCAGCACCACCTGCGGGCGGGGTCGTGCCGCTGCCGCTGGCACCGCCGCCGCCAAACCCGCCGCCGCTCAAAACGGTGGTGCCGCAAGCGTAGCCACCACCCGCGCCGCCGCCAAAGCCCAAGGACCCGGTCCCTGCTACGCCACCGCTGGTGTTGCCACCCCCGCCGTTGGTGTCGCCGTTGACAGAACCACCGCCGCCGCCACCGGCTTGACCAACAGCACTGGTGGACGAGCCACCGCCGCCGCCACCGCCAGCACCGTTACCGCCAGTGGTGCCGGAGCCAGCCGTGCCATTGTTGCCCTTGCCACCACCGCCACCGCCCGCGTTGGCACTGGTGGCACCGGCATTGCCACCACCACCGCCACCGCCACCGCCGTAGGCGCTGCCGTTGCCCGACGCTCCGTTGCCACCCGGCAGGTTGATGATACCCGCGGTCGTTTGGAACTGCCAGGCGCTGGCATTCAGGTTGGTATCCGTGATGTCCGACCAGCTACCACCGCCGGTACCACCACTACCACCGGCAGCTCCAGAGCTGGTAGTACTAATACCACCACCGGCTGCCGACAGGAGGGCACCAAAACTGGACGTGCTGCCGCTGGAAGTGCCTACAGTGACCGTGATGGCTGCTGTGCTGGTGATCAGCGAGGTCACGTCAGCCATCTTATGCTGAGCGCCGCCACCGCCGCCCGAACCGTTGGCGGAATTGTAACCACCCGCACCCGACAGCCAGACAAGAACCCGCAAGAAACCACGAAGGTTGCCCTGCGGAATGCTCCAGCTGCCGCTGCCCGTGTACACCGTCTTCTTGAGCTTTGCAGCTGGAAGCATGCACGCGTTCATGAGAATGGCGTAAGCACCTGCCTGGGTGAACATCGCAGCCTTGGCATACGGAGAGCCCAGCATCGCGCTAATCGCGGGGCCAACCGTCACCACGCGGTCCATGATGGCTTGAGAAGCTGCAAAGGTGTTCATGCCTGTGGAGCTGGTCGCGATCAGACCCATGAACGTGGTGCTGCGCAGCATCTCGCCAAAGGCAATGGGCTCTGTCTGCACGACGGCCATAGCTGTAGCCGAACCGGCAATGGCCGTTGCGGCAGCGCTGCTGTCAGCCAGCGCGCGGCAATGGTAGCGCGACTCCAACATGAGTCGGAAGGCGCCCAGCTCATTGGCATCGGCCAGGCGAGTCTCCAGCTGGGACGCGTTCAGGCTGCCCGCCAGAAGCAGGTTCACCGTCCGCAAACCACGAATAGAACCAGACATGGAGCCCTCCTTACGAGTTCATGACGCCGACGCGCCAGATGTTTCCGGGTACGGCAACCGTACCGCCACTGGGGTTGGAGATCGTCAGGGTGATGGTATCGGCACCTGTAACGACCGCTTTGTAAGTAATGGCCGTGGGCAGATCCATGGGCGGGCCGACCACCGTGCAATCGTTGGCACGCGCACCGGGCACCGAAACGGCCAGGGTGTACGACAAACCTGCCGTCAAGCTCTGGGTTGCAACACTGACGAGAACCGTGTTCGGACGGACTTCCTCGATCAAGGGATCGACATATGCCATTACGAAGTCGATGTTCGCCAACTCCATAAACAAGCGTCCGCCCGCCGTCACGGTCAGTACGGACTCACCGTCGGCCGTGTCCGTGGCCGTCGACGAGTAACGGTAGAGGCCCAAACTCGGGATGAACACCAATGCGTCAGTAGTCAGACCGGTCAGTGCAGCAGCAGCCGTGGTGTCCGCCACCAACTGCAATCCACCGGCGCTCACCTTCAAGGCAAACTCGCTGAGCGCGTGCCCAGCGAAGGTCGTGGCATCCGTGCCCGCCAGGGGAGACACAGAGCTGGAGATCTTGACTTCGACGCCGGTTGCGGGGATCTCGCCTGCCACGAACGTGATCTTGTTGCCCGTGCGGGTGTAGTTCACACCCCCACCGACCATGATGTTGCCGCCGCGCCACACCAACTCGTAAGGACCGCCCGTCGGCAAGGTATACGTTGCGTTGCTCGTGCCAACGTCAGCAGTGACCACCACGGGAGTGGTCATCGCACCACCTGCGGACAGGTCGGCGAAGGCGCGCTTGTCGGTCACCAGGGTGATGACACCGCCGCTGGTGGTCACTTCTGCCATGCGGAAGCGACCCGCTGTAAAGCCTGTCGTGTTCTTGCTGACAGTACCTGCCGAGTCTACCTCGACGTAGTTGGTGGCGTTGTTGGTCAACCCAATCGTGTTTGCCGACACGCTGACCAGCGTGGGACCGGCCTGCATCTTGCCTGCCTTGTAGCCGTACGTCAGGCCCGTGGTCGTGGCCGTGTTCTGGCCGAAGTCATCGATGCCACCCGTACCGGCGACGTTGATCAGGCCGGAGCCGTCTCCCGTGATGACGCCGTTGGTGACCGTGAGGCCACCGTCCATGGTCTGCGTGCCATGCCCCGTCGGGTTGGCGATGAGCAGCTGTGCGGCACCCGATGCTTGCGCGATGGCAAGGACCGCGTTGTGCAGCACCTTGGTGACGTCGAACTTGCGCTGGAAGTGCGCGAGCGCTTGTGCGATGAGTTCGTTCACAGGAACACTCCTACGTCACGGTCCGGGTGGCGCCCGTCCAATCCCCGCTGGAATACGAGTTCGTGATGGTCACGGTCTTACCGCCACCCACAATCGTGACGACGTTGAGCGTACCATCGGCGTTGTAGCTAAAAGTGGTCGTCTTCACGGTCGTACCACCGTTCTTTTCGGTGACGGACGCGATCGTCCCATCCGCGTTCATGACCGTTACGTTCACCAGATCGTGGATCTCGATCTCGTATCCGTGCTCGTAGCGGACGTCTGTGTTGGCATCACCGTGGGTAGTGTTGCCCTTGACAACGAGGTTGCCGTCCACGGTGCCGTTGCCGGTACTGTGGAACGATCCATCAACCGACGAGATCTCGAAGCGCGTGACAGGCGTGGTGCCCGTACTGGTCGTCGATTCGAAGACCCAACCATAACCTGCTTGGTTCTCGACGTTAAAGCGCCGCGCCCAACTGGTCACCAAGGATCCCGTAGATGGTGTAACGCCGTTAGGGCCGCCGGAACCGCCAGGCGCCATGTAGTCCATCCAGGTCTTGAAGGTTGCGTTGTTGTACCACTGGATGCGCGCATTGGTGTTCGCCGTCCGGTTCATGAACAGATAGCTGTTCGTCCCGAACAAGGCATTGCCGTTGATGGTCAGGTCGTTGCTGATCGTCAAACCACCGGCAATGGTTTGGGTAGCACCGCCATTCGGGTTACCGATGATCAGTTGAAAGGGAGCTGCCGCCGCTGCCACAGCCAAGACCGCGCCCCACTTGGGGTGGGTCGTGTCGAACTTGAACGTTAGAATGTTAGCGGCGAGGAGTTCCTCGGACATGGGGCTACCTCAAGGTTAGTAGAGGAGCCCCATACGAACCAGCTGCGTGGTCGTGTTCGGCATCAGGTACAGGTACTCGATGCCGTCGGCCACGATGGTGTCCATGCGGTTACCTGCCACGGCAGCGCCGTTCAGGATCACGTACTGGGTAGCCAACATGCGGGCCACCGGACCGCTGCCAGCAGACAGGTCCAGCTCGACAATGCGACCCGTCGCGTCCTTCGAGATCGCCAGACGCTGTGTTGGTGCACCGGTCAGCAACTTGCACATGTAGCTGCCGGTCGTGAAGGTTTCGGTATCGGGCTTGTACGTGATCTGTGTCCAGGCGTTGCCGGAGATCGAGTACTGATCCACACGGTTGGTAGCACCACCCGCTACACGGATGATGTGGTCGTTGCCACCACCGTGGCCCGGCAAGAAGACCAGGCCACAACCGGCGCCCGAGGCCGTGGGTGCGTTAGCCACCGTGGTAGGCGAGGCGACCCAGGCGTTGGTGCTGATCTGGTAGCGGTAGAAGGTGGCCGCATTGTTGCCAACCAGGTAGATGAAGTCCGACGAGGCAGCACCCGCGCCCATGGTGGGCATGGCCATGTTACCGTCCGTACCAAAGGTGGCGGGCAGGTTGGTGACGCTGCGGGCCGTCCAAGTATTGGTGGTCGGATCGTAGTACTGGAAGGTCGGTGTGGCGACGCCGTTGGTGATCAACGCCCACAGGCGGCTGTTGGCGCTGTCCCACTGCAGGCAAGTGCCCACGCCGAGCGTACCGCCCGGCGGGTTGGCGAGCTGCTGCCAGGCATCCGCTTGACAGTCGTAGCGCCAGAAGGACGTAGCGGAGAACAAGGCGTACAAGAAGCGAACGGAGTCGCCCGTCATACAGACACCCGCCGCGACAGCCGCCGGGGGCGGGGTCATCTGCTGGAAGATGGGAGTGTCGATGACAGGCTTGTTGTTGTTGACGGTGGTCATGGGGATTCTCCTAGCTCAGATTCTTTCGGAAGCCCGCATAGTAGTTCTGGGCAGTGTCCAACTGGGTCTTGCCATTGGCGTTGGTGGCACCCCAGTTGGTGATGTTGCTCAGAGTGGTACACGTTGTCACCGTGGTCACCGTGGTCACGGTACCGCTGGAAATCAAGGCATCCACCTGCAGACGGTTCGCGGTGTTCACGATGAGGCGTCCCAACGTCTTCGTCAGGATCTCCATGAAGGCACGCTCCAGGGCGCCGCTTGCGATACTTCCCTTGTTCATCGGGTCCTCCTACTCTGCCGTCACGAACCAAGCCGTGCCCGTGCTGTACAAAGTCACGTACTCCTGCGCGTACTCCAAAACGTAAGTCGAGACGATCCCGATCAGCTCGGCTCCGTTGGGGTCGATCGTAACGGTGTTGGTCGTGCTGTCCGTCTTGACGACCGTGAAGGATCGACCTGTCACCGTCGCTGCGGCCGGTAGGGTCAGTACGAAGCTGCCCGAGGTCGCGTCGGCCAAGGTCACCGACTCGTTGGAGGTGATCGTGTGGTTTCCCGTCACCACCGAAGGCGGGACGCCATCCAGAACTTCCGGGCCGATGTTAGGCATTACACCACCGCCTTGGTCACCGTGACCGTGCCACTGCCGTACGCGTACGTGTGGGTTGCTGTCTTTCCGTTTGCAACGTAGACCTTCGTTGCAATCGATCCGTCGCTGTTGTACGTGATGGTCAAGGTCTTGACCGTCGTCGCGCCGTTCTTCCAGGTCACCGTTGCCAAGGTCCCATCCGCGTTGAGCGTCTGGTCTTCCTCCAGGGTACCCGTCTCCATGTACGTGCCCATGTCTGGGAGCATCGTGGAGTCGATCACACCGCCTGCAGTCGTCTTGACGATCGCGTTAGCCGTGCTTGTAACTGCTGGAGCGGATCCCTGGAGTGTGATTGCATCGATGTCGTTGTCAGAGATCGAGCAACTGATTACTACCTTAGCAGTACTAAGTGGGATATTTCCGGCAACAAATGTGATCTTGGTTCCCGTGCGGGTGTAGTCGGTTCCTCGTACTTGGATCGCACCCGACTTCCACACCATCTCGTAACCACCCGTGGTGGGCAAGGTGTAGGTGGCGTTACCGGTTCCCGCGTCGGCAGCAACGATGGCCGGGACGGACATGGCACCCAGATCGGTGGCAGCGACCGACACACTGATCGTCACCTTCGACGTACTCAGTGGGATGTTTCCCGCCACAAAGGTGATCTGGTTGCCCGTGCGTGTGTAGTCGGTGCCGCGTACCTGGATCGCACCCGACTTCCATACCATTTCGTAGTTGCCCAGGTACGGGAGCGTGTACGTGGCGTTGCCCGTACCCACATCTGCGGTGACCACCACGGGCACCGACATGGCGCCTGGCAGGTTGCCGATCGTGGACAACACACCTCCAGAGTAGGCAATCGAAGTGCCATCGACCGCGTTATCCAACAACACCGTGCGATCGGCCCCATTGACACGCGTGAAGACGCCGCCGGTCGTGGTCCAGAAGTCTCCGTCCAGGGGTGTGGTGGGTGCGACGCCGTGCGGTAGATTCAACGAGGCTGCGCCTGCAGTTGCCGCTGACAACATGGTTCGTCCGTTCTCACTGACGGAGAACAGCAGCGTACCACCGGCCGCTGTGTTCGCGTTCGTGCGCACGGCGAACTTGCGCGTGGTGTCGCTGTTGTCCGAGTCGATCAAGACAATGACATCGGCCGTGGAATTGACCACCGTACCATTGCTACTATCGACAAACAGCCCGTTGTTGGCGTTGAGTCCCAGGTAGCTGGTTGGAACCGCGTTTGCCGTCGTCGCGGCAATCGCGTGAACCGTTGCTGTCAACGTAGTGTTGTTGCTTGCATCGATCGCGCCAACCGTGATATTGCCATTGTCCGCCGCGTTGCGGAAGGTCAACAGGCCCGCGTTACCAATGACGACACTACCCTTGATGTACGCACCGTTGGTGGGTACCTTGCTCACATCAGCATAAGCACTGGATACGAGCAACTGACCAACATTGACACCCACGGCAGCGCTGCCGTTAAGAAAGTTGATGGGGACCGTCGACCGCAGCTGACCGCTTGTCAAGGTCAGACCACTGGCACCCCCAACCGTCATGTTACCGGCGAAGTTGGGGGTGGTGGCGTTGTACAGGGCGACGTTGGTCGACAGCGTGCTGTCCGCCAACCCGTTGGTACCCAAAGCAGCGTTGACGTTGGCGCCGTTGATCGAGATCGTGCCCGCGGACAGCCCGATGTTCGATCCAACGATAACGGCGCCGCGGACGGCGCCCGCAGCGAGGGGTAGGTGGTTGGCTGGGTAAAGGCTACCTTCGTAAGACATTGGATCCCCCGATCCGGTCGGGCGACCTTACATCACGTTCCACTCGGTGCCGTTGTAGACCAGCTCGCGGGAACCGTAGTTGGACTCGATGAGGTGGGTGGCCTGACCGTCGATCGTGCCCGCAGCCGGGGTGATTGTGATGGTGTTCGTGCCCGCATCACCCTTGCCGTCCTTGATGGTGAACCACTCGCCGTTGGTCGGCGTCGCAGGCAAGTTCACAACAGTCGCGGCACCCACGGTCTTGTTAATGATGACGATGTCGTCGGCCGTGGTCACGGTGACGGCACCGGCCGCCGTCACGACGCGGTTGGTGCGTACGATGGCTTGCGGGCTGACGGAGAAGACACCCGCCGACACGGCGATACCCGCACCCGCCTGCGCAGCGCCCAACGCCGCGGCGGTTGCCACGGGCAGGTCCAAGGGTACCAGAGCACGGTAAGCGGGCGCCGCAGCGCCACCGGAGGCCGGACCGGCCAACACCAGATTCGCGTTCTGGTTGGCGAACGACAGCGTGATCGAGCCGGTCGAAGCCGTGACCGACAGACCCGAACCGCTGACCGCAAAGGCGGTCACACCGGCGTTGCTGATGACGCCCGCGGTGATGCCCAGACCCGAACCCACCTGTACGGCACCGAACGCCGCGCCGGTTGCCAGGGGCAGCGTGCTCGCCGGGATGCTGTTAGCGCCCGTGATCTGCGCACCAGGGATGCCCGTCAGACCGGTAGCGGGACCCGTGAACTGCGTGGTCGCGGTGATGGTACCCGTCGACGTAATGTTGCCCGCACGGAACGCCTGCTCCGACGACGCGATGTACGCGGAGTCGTCCGCCTTCACCTTGGCGGTGGTCCAGCGCGAGTTGGCGTTGTCCCAGGTGATACCCGGCATGTCATTGGCGACGGAGCTGCCGTTGGAGCCCACGTACACCGAGATACCGGTGGCTAGCGTGGGAGCGGGATCGCTCACGCCGACACCGGCCGACGGCCAGTTCACCTGGATGATGCGGTCATTGAAGTCCACCGAGGTCGAGTTGACCTGGAAGGTGGTACCCGTGACGGTCAGGTTACCGTTGATGACGGTGTTGCCACCGATGGTGCCACCCGCGGAGTTGAACGGCGTGTAACCCAGGGCGGTGGTGATGTTCGTGCCGGTCAGCGAGATCGTGCCGGAGGCCAGCGTGATGTTGGAGCCGACGATCACCGCACCGCGCGTGCCACCCGCGGCCAGGGGCAGCTGCGACGCCGTGAGCAAACCGCCGCTCAGACCGGCGTAGCCGTTCGAGGCGTTCTTGTTGGCCTGGTCTTCGGGGGTGTAGCCGAGCGCGTTGGTAACGTTGGTGCCGTTGATCGAGATCGTGCCCGCGGACAGCCCGATGTTGGTACCAACAATGACGGCACCACGCACACCACCTGCCGCGAGGGGCAGGTGATTCGCGGGATAAAGACTACCTTCGTAGGACATCTACTTGATCCTCCAGACGGTGCCGTCGAGGTAGAAGGTACGGCTTGCGTAGTCGGCACTGATCGTAGAGACGGGTTCGAGCGTGGTGCTGCCCCCGGCGACGAACGTGATGTTGTTGGTCGAGGCGTTTCCGCTGATGTCCTTGACCGTGACGGTCTTGCCGTAGTCCCAGGTACCCGGCAGCGTAATCGCCACCGGCCCGGCGCCATTGACGTGCACGGTGACGTCATCATTCTGAACCGTTGCGTTAGCAGTAACTGTGCGGAAGTTGGGCAAGTAACCCAGTGCCGCCCAGGTGCCTGGCGTGCCGTCCGCGATGCAGGTCCAGCCCGTTGCCAAACCGCGTGCGGGTAGGTTGTTGAGGACCACATCGCCGCGAACGTGTGCACCCGATCCCGGAGGCGCGCTGCCTTGGATCAGCTGGTTCGTAGACAGCAAGAAGGTACCCAACACCTGGACATCGTGCTGGAAGGTGTTGGTTGCGGCATCCGTGAGCGGGACTTCCGCGGGCATGTCGGTCTTCACCAGCAGGCGGAAGGTTGCTGCCTGGTCGGCGCCTGAGGTCGGACCCGCGAACACCTTGTGGGCTGCCTGCGAGCCGCCACCCACTGCCGCGGCAATGCTGGTATCGGCACCCACCGCCGTGTAGGTCGTGCCGTTCCAGTTACCGACCACCACCTCATGGCTGGTCGGTGTGTAGGTTGCCAGCGTCACGCGCAGCGTGCCGTCGTCCTTCGCGACCAGATACTGGTTGGTGGCGTTCGTGAAACTGACCATGTAGTTGACCGTGGGCAGCGTGCAGTACAGTCCGTTGATCGCGACCTCACCGGCTTGGAGCGTCAGGTTGACGCCGCCCGTCATCGTGCCGGTGTAGGAGGTCATAATCCAGTGCGCGCCGATCGCCGCGGCGAAGATCCTGCCGAACTGCGTGCGCTGCAGTTGCTCGGCAGCCACCGCGCGGTCGCTCTCGTCCCGGCGGGTGTCCTCCAGGTAGGCGAGGATGCCACGAATCTCCTCGTTACGCAGGTTGAAGAGCGCTGCGGTAACGAAGTTGCCCGCCACGTACGCGCTGAGCAGCGAGTCGTCCGGCACACCGTAGGACTTGTTCATCAGCAGGGTGATGGGTCCCTGCTGGGCACTGCTGTAGGCGGTGATGTTGTAGCTCACGACTTACTCCTACGACACGCTGTCCGTGACGCCCGACCACAGCCCATTCACGTCGTACGTGTGGTCCTGTGTGAAGGTCTTGCCGTCCGCCTCTTCGACCACCGAGGCCAGCGATCCGTTTGGGTTGTAGCTGAAGGTCACGGTCTTCACGACCGTAGCGCCATCCGTGTACTGGATCCCTGCAATCGTGCCATCGGCGTTGGTGGTGACCACCTTGGTCAGCGTGTCCTGCTGGAGGTCGACGCCGTGGGTGATGGTCACCGTGGTGTTGCTGCCCGGCCCCGCCGTGCCACTACCGGCCGAGAGCAACGTCGACATGAACGAGGCGGCCAGCGTGCTGCCGCTGGGCGGCTTGGTGCTGCCCAGGAACTGGATCTGACGACCCCGCACCACGAAGTCCTCGTACTGTGTGTAGAAGACCACCGACCCGTTCGAAAGCGTCGCGCGCAGCACGATCGTGTCGGTCACGGGCGTCACGGCCAGCGTGAAGGTCTGGACCACACCATCCGGCACCGGGGTCGGCACCTCGCTGGCGAAGTAGATACCCACCACCGGGTAACCCCAGCTGACGGCCACGTCGTAGGGCTGCGCGGGGTTGTAGTGCAAGAGCACCGTGTGCGCGTCGAGATCCAGGGTGTAGTCATCCGCGCTCAGCAAGAAGCCGTAGTCGAGGATCTGCACCGAGCGTCCATGGTCCACGGGCAGGTTGAACAGACGCGGATTCCCGATGGCGTCAGGCTGCGTGATGCCGACGATCGGGCGCATACCCGGACCACCGGAACCCCAGCATGCGCTGATGTCGTAGGTCGTCGCCGGTGTGTAGGTCAGCTGCACGACACCGGAGACGATCTTGAACTCGTCCCGGCGCAAGAGACGCCCGTGGTCCAGCACCTGCACGTTGACACCTGCCTCGGGCGGCAGCTGCCACATAGTAGGATCGCCACCCACCTCCGTGAGCGCGACCGGCACGGTCAGACCGCCGCGGCTGGCCGACCAAACCGCCGAAAGGTTGTACGGCGAAGCAGGATCGTAGGTCAGCAGGACTTCGTTGGTGGCGGTGTCGATCGAGAACTCGGTGACCTTGAGCATGCGCCCGTGGTCGAGCACGTTGAGGGTGCCCACCGCACCATCCGGGATCACCCAACGACGAATGGACGACCCCTGCTCCATGAGCACGGGCGAACCCACACCCGAATCGACGTCGCTCGCGCGCAGCGTCTGGGCCACGTTCAGCACGTAGGCAAGGGCGTCGTTGATCTTGCTGATGCCATCGCCGAAGAAGTCGGCGGCTTGCACCTGAGGGATCGTCACGGGTTAGCCTCCCGAGGTTTCGCGCAGCACTTCCAACACGTCGTCTGGCACGAGCTGGCCCGCGTTCATGGCTTCGGCAGCCTTCAGCATCGCACCGGAGACACGCTGAATCTGTTCGAGTGCGCGCTCTTCAGGACCCGGATGGAACAACCACATCCCGGAGTTGGGACACACCACGTAGGGTGGCAAGCTTTGCGTGGGCGTGTTCATGGCGGCTCCTTAGTTCGAGACCACGGCCGAGATGTTGCGCAGCTGCGTGTAGAACTGCGGCGTGTCGGTCCGCACGTCGAGCTTCACGCGGAAGAGGTAGCTGCCACCCACCGCCGCGGGCGACAGGCCGGTCGCCGTAAAGGCAAGCGTGACGTAGGTGTCATCTACCGGTGTCGATCCCGCCTGCTGGGTCATGGTCACGTAGTTGAAGCTCAGCGCGGCAGCGGCCAGCGTCGAACCGCCTGCGGGCACCGCCGTCACCGAGGCATCGCCCGTCACGAAGGCCGAGCGGTTGTTGCGGTACGCGGTCAGGATACGGTTCGATCCAGAGATCTTCACCGCCAGGGTGTACTGCGAGAACTGCGCCGTGAAGTATGCCAAGGCGCGCGTGGCGAAGTCGGCCAGCGTGCCCGTGCCACCCGTGTAGGTGTAGGTGCGCGAGATGCCGTCCAGCACCAACGTCAACTGGTCCCCCGTAACCGGCACACCCGAGAGGGTGGTCGAGCAGAGACCCAACGGATCGTCGACCATGGAAAGCTTGGCGGTCACCGCGGTGATGCCCGACAGGATCGAGAGGTCCAGAGTCACGCGTGCCTGGTTGTACTGTGGCACATTCGTCGCCAGGCGCGTGGGGTACACGGCCAGCGCGGCGGGCTCGAAGGCCAACAGCTTCGCGTTGGTGGTTGCCACCGCTGCCGAGACCGCCGTCGTGCCCCGCAGGGTCGCCTGCAACACCAGCGAGGTCACGCGATGAGGCAGTGCTTGGGGATCCAGGGTGCCGTCTGCATCCACGGGCAGGGCGGTCGCCGTCGCGTTGCCGTCCATCTTGTAGCTCCATGCCAACGCGGCACCGCGCGGCACGAGCTGCTGCGCGCGTGCGATGATGAGGTCGAGACCGGGCAACACGGCGGCGCTGACCGGCTGGAAGACCAGCTGGTTGTCGGAGGCGCTGAACAAGCACTCCAGCAACTGGAAGGTCAGGCAGTTCTGGGTCTGGATGACCCAGCCGCCGCCATCGGTGCTGGAGTAGATCGCACCGGTGATGGGGGCCGAGACCATCAAGGTGTTGTTCTGGTCGGCGTGGCCGACCACGGCCTTCTTGATGCCCCAGTTCTCGTCGGCTGCCTCGATCACCACCGCGAAGGCGGTGTTGGCAGGGCAGAAGACCACGTCGTTGAACTCGATGCGCGTCTCGGCCACGGTGGAGAAGGTAGTGGAGCCCACCAGCAACCGCTTGCGTGCCAGAATCTCGTCACCCGGCTCGCCGTTGTTCAGCGTGTTGCGGATCTGCACCTCGACCCAGCCGCCACCCACCCGGCCGAAGAACAGGTTCAAGCCGCGGATGAAGACATCCCGCGTGTAGCTGAACGTCTGTGCCACCTGCACGAAGCGGTTCGCCGCCAGCGCATCGTGAGCGATCGGCAAGGTCGCCGTCGCGGCGGGCGTTGCCCCGTAGACCGTCGACGCCACGATCTGGTTGCTGGCGTTGATCAGGGAGATCGTGCGGGTGCTGTCGCCGGTCGCCGTTCCTGCCACCAAGGGAACGGCAGCGTTGGTGAAGGTGCCAGAGGTCACCGTGATGGTTACCGCTGCCCCCAACCCGTCCAATACCGGCTGACCGTCCACCGTGACGGTGTAGATGCCGTTCGGGAGGTTGCGTCCCTCCATGGTCAGCGTCATTGCGGGCAGGTAGAGCTGACGCGCGGCAAGCCAGGGCGGCTGCTGCTTGCGCGTACGCCAGAAGCCACCTTCCAACGCGGTTGGTACGGTCTCGACGCTGCGGCTCTGCGTGTTCAGGAAGTTGAAGGCCGAGGCGCCTTGCGGGGCACCCGTGTAGTCACCGGTTACGACGGCCACCGTTGGGCGGGCCGCATTCGAGGCACCGCGCGGCACTTCCAGGTCGGGCGTGTTGTCAGGGCCGTGCGTCGCCCGCACGTTCACGATCTGGGTCGAACCCACCAAGCTGTGTCCCAGCACCGCGGCCTTGCTACCCACGAAGCAGGTCGTTTGGGTGGTGTCCACCGCCAGCGACAACGTCTCCATGGTGAGGGTCGGCGAGAGCACACCCTTGTCGGGATCGATCTGGACGTTGCTCCAGGCAGTCGGTGCGCTGTTGATGTCCAGTGTGTCGGAGTTCACCAGCGCGTCCGTCAGCAGCCCGCGCAGAGCCAGGCCCGCGGCAGTCGACTTGTTGTACGATGCCAGCTTCAAGTCCTGGATCGCCGCGTTGTAGTTGATCTGGTCGATGGCGATCTTCAGCTGACGGGTCTCCTGCTGGGTGAGCGCCCGTACGGGGTACTCGTCCACACGCACGCTGGACGCATCGCTGTTGGCGGGGATGACCAGGTTCGCGATCGGCAAGACACCACGCGGCACGGTGGGTGCGTAGGCGGGCTTGTTCGACTGACCGGACTGCACCACGATCTGGTTGTCCTCGTCGATGTAGACGAGGTCCACACGGTCCAGCAGCCAACGGTAGGCCAGCGTGATGGGGAAGTAGTCGTTGGAGAGCGGCACACCCACGAAGCCGCGGTCGGTGTAGACCACATCGCCGCTCGTGTACGCCGCCGCCAGTGGATGGTCGATGCGCACGCGGTTGAGGGTCATCACCTCGGCGATCGTGCGGGTCTCGTCCGAGACGTCGGGCAGCGCCCCCGCCTGGAGCGCGAGGGTCATGCCCACGACCAGTCCGTCGTTCTTGTCGAGCGTGACCACGGTCGTACCCACGGTCACCGTGACGGTGTCACTCTGCGGGGTGCTGGGCGCGCTGCTGCCCAAGGTCAGGGTCAGCGTGCCGCCCGCGCTGTCCGTCACGTTCACGGTGGCGCCGTTCACCCACGCGACGTTGTCGACGGGCGTGCCGGTACCGTAGGTGAACTTGTAACCGCTGGTGGTACCCGCCGCCACGGTCAGGGTGTACGTGCCGCTGGTCACAAGCGTCGAGCCAATGGCCGCGATCGTCGTGTGCGTGTTGTTGGTGCCCTTGGTCGCCGTGTTGGGAACGGTGTTCGCTGCCAGTTCGGTGCTGGCGATGCCGGGGTAGACGTACTGTGCGCGGTCCACACCGGTGTCCATCGCCGTGCCGTTGTTCAGGGCATCGGGGTAGTCTCCCGTCAGCTGCAGCGAGAGCTTGTCGGACGCGACCGTGTAGTCGGTGGTACCCGACAACGTCGCGTTGAAGATCCACACCGCGCGGATGTGGTGCGACGGCAGGCCGCTCGTGAAACGGAAGCCCTGCGTGGTCGGCGTGAAGTCCAAGGCAGCGTTGGTCACGTCATCGTAGACCGCCACGACCTTGAAGAGCGGCCCGAACGGGAAGCTCTTCTCGATGAAGATCTCGGTGGGATCGAGAGGGTTCTGGGTGAACGGGTACTGGTGGAAGTCGCCCGCGCGCTGAATCGCCACCAACAGGTTGAAGGTGTCCACCTGCTTGACCGGCAGCTCGACCGGCGTGATGGTGGCGACCATGGTGCCGTCGGCCGCGGCCACGGAGTGCAGCAACTCGCCCGTCACGGTCTCCGTGTCGAACTTCGCCTTGGTGATCAGCAGCGGCGTGCTGGTCTTGTAGCCCACCCGGCGTCCGTTGACATAGGCGGTGCCCCGATCGACCACCACGCGCAGCTGGTTGGCGTTGGCATCTTCCACGCGCACGGTCATGCCGTTGCCCGTGATGCAGTCGCCCGCCAGGTCCGCCGTGTACAAGACCAGGTTGCGATCGACCTCGTTCAGCACGTCGTTGGACGAGATGCGCAGCTGGCCGTCGGACAACTCGTACAGGTCCAGCGCATCGGCCAGGTCGGCCGCGTTGGCGTCGGTCTTCACCGCGCACGTCACGAGGAACGTGCGGCGGTAAGCACCTGGACCGCCTGCCGTGTCGTCGCCCACCACGATATTGTACAGCACCGGGTCTTCGACCTCGGTGACCGTGTCGGGCGTCACGCGCACTACGATCGTCTCACGGCCCGTGCCTTGGAGCGTGAGCGTTGTCTGGGGCACCGTGTGGAACAAGCCGTTGACGTAGACCTGGCCGGGGACGGCGGGGTCCTGCCACTCGATGTGCGCCAACTTGGGGTTCGACGACAGGTCGAGACGCAGCTGCAGCCCACGGGTCTGGCCGTCGCGCAGCACGAAGTCGCCGATGTCCTTGATGGCATCGAGCAGGATCTCCTGCATCTCGTTCAGTTCGGGCACCTGGGGTGCGGTGCCGGGTGTGAAGACGATCTGCTTCCAACCCTTCGTGCGACCGCTGACGGTCTCGTCGCGACCGCCCACCGGGATGTCCTGGGCGTCCACGCCCGTTTGCGAGTAACGGCTGTAATACGGCTTGTCCACGAATGAACTCCTAGAAGGTCAGGATCAACACGAGCGCGTCGCGGCCATTCAGACGGCGAGGGATCGGCTGGTCGTTGTAGTACCACTCCAGGAGCCCGTCGGTGAGCCACTCGGCCGGAACGGTCTTCTGACCCGGCTGCGCCTGACCGGGGAAGGTGACGTGCGAGAGCACACCCACCTGACGGTACTGGAAGCGGGTGGCGGCCGACAGGTTCGTCACGTAGCGACCGGCGTACACGGCGTCTGGCAACGGATCGGCCAAGTGGATCGTCTTTGCGCCCGTGTCAACCGCGTCCACCGTGGTGTTCAGTCCGTCGACGCCGTCCACGATCACGTTGTCACCCACCTGGTAACCCGCCGCGGACTTCAGTGTCAGCGTCTGGCTGCCCGCATCCGCGGTGACCGTCAGGAACGAGTCGTTTGCCTTGATCGGCACGCCGTTGTAGTCGAAGCTGCCCTTGACCATCACCCAGCGGCAACCCTGTGCCATGGCCTGCTGGGTGGTGACCGTGCGCCACTTCTGGCCGTAAGCTTCGATGGTGCCCGCGTTGTCCGGCACCACGAGCGAGAGGTCCACCTTCACGGCGGCCACGGGCTCGGCGAGCGCCGTCGTCGCGGGGTTGGGGATCGGCGGCACGGTATCGCTTACCGTCTGGTTCGGCGGCGAAGTCAGTGGATCGGTGCCCGACCAGGAGGTGGGCTTGCCCAGCACCGCCCACACGTCCGTGCGAGCGGCAAAGTCGAGGGCGCGGGCGACGTGACCACCCAAAGCGGTGGTGCCAGCAAAGCGAGGGTTAATGGGCAGCGGCATGGGCTCTCCTAGGCTAGCAGGACACCGGGTTCGTCCAGCTCGGTGCCGTCATCCAGCGAGACCTCGTAAGTGATGATCGGTCCTGCCTGGAGGTCCGTCACGGCATTCAGGTCTGCCAAAGGATCGGTGAGCACGGGCACGAAGGTCGGCACACCAGTTTGCGCCGAGGTCAGCATATCGACGGAAAGTGTGTAACTACTGTGCAAGTCCTGGAAGCGCAGTCCCATGCCCCACGACAACAGCACACCCGCGGGCACACCCGCGATCGACAGGGTCGGCTCGAAGTTGAAGTCTGCCACCTCGAAGTCGAAGCCGGTCCCGGCCGACTCGATCGTGGTTTCCACCGCATCGGACACCAGGTAGTCGTTGTCGCTGGTGCCGTTCATCGAGAGGTTGGTCGAGATGATGCGGGCGAACCACGGCAACACACCGCCACCCTTGACCCGTTCCAGGATCTCATCGATGTCGTCGGGAACCGTGTCGTTGGTCTGGATCTCGAAGGTCGCACCGCGGTGGTAGCGCGCATCCGTCAGGTAACGCCCATACCACGGTTCGCCCCAGATGATGACGTCGTTGCCAGGCTCGTAGAGCTGGGCGTCTACCTGACCGTTGGTCAGCAAGGGCACCAGATCGGCCAACGCCCGAGGCGTCACACGGGCGGCGCGCAGCTCGCGCTCCAAGCGCAGCGCATAGGTCACGTTGCTCTCGCCGCTCTTGCGGGGCAGCTCCAGGATCGCGCCGAACGCGTCGAGTTGGGCCGTGTCTTCTTGGGGGATCAGCACCTCGTAGCGCTGGGTCTCGATCGCCATGCGCAGGTCGGCCGCCACCTTCGACCAGGCACGAATCTCCTTGCCCAGCTCGCGGTCGCCGTCCAGCGAACGACGCTCGAACCAGCGGTAGCCGGTCGGAATCCACGACGCAAAGGTGCGGACGGTCAGCCGCCGCAACAGCTCGCGCGAGGGCTTGATGTTGGCGCGGTTAAACGTGGCCATGGACCGTCACCGTTCGCGGACGGAAGGTCTGCTGGGGCAGGATGGGGACCTCGTCACCCACCGCGCCCACGACCGCCGCCGTCGCGCCCACCACGTTCTCCACCTGGAAGGCCATTGCCGCCACATGCGAGACGCACAGCTCCTGACCCTGGCCCCACTGGCTCAACTGCTCCGTCACGTACGCCTGCACGGCACTCTCGACGGAGGCCACCGACACGTTGGCCGTGCGATCGACCGTCACGTTGACCGTCACATCGCCCAGCAACTTCTCCATGGCCTTCGCACGCAGGACGACACCACCGCAGCGCCAGTCGAAGCCGATACTCAAGACTTCTGCCTTCTGATCGTTGGTCAGTGTGACGTTGGAGGATCCGTCATCGATGAACGCGGTCATGTAACCGACCATTGGCAGGTACTCGACCAGGGCGAAGCTGCGAATCCACGAGATGCCCGCCAAAGCCGTGTAAACGGCCTTGTAGGTCCCGCGTGTCAGGGAGAGCAAGTAGCTGCCAAAGCGCAGACGGAAGGCGTCGTCCTTCTCGCGATCGGCGCCCTGGCTAAGGCTCGTGACGGGGTTGTTGCGTGCGTCGAGTCCGTTGCCCACGTAGAGGGTGTACGCGGCGGCGACCGTGCTGCGCAACGGAGTAAGCACGGTGCCCGCGGGTAGGTTGTACTTCGCGCCGGTCGCGGTGCACTGGATGGGGAAGACCGCGTAGGGGCTGCCCAGGGTGACCGTGCCGGTCGACGAGAAGGTTGCGTCGCCCAGCGACAGCAGCTCGCCGGGGTTCACCGCGATGGAGGGTGCCGAATTGGACTTGGGGATCGCGATGGCGAAGCCCACCGCCTGCGCTCCCTGCTTGCGGTAGAGTCCGAAGATGTTCGCCAACAGGTCCAGCGCAACGTCTCGCGCGGTGGCGGGGTTCGAATCCCGCTGCACCTCTACCAGAGCGCGCCAGCAGTCCGAGACCACGCGAGCGAAGCCACGCGACTGGACCTTGATCTTCGATCCCTGGTTCCAGTCGTCAATGCTGGCCGACTCCGCCGTTGGATCGGTCGGGTCGACCAGCTCCGAGGCGATGTCGTCCATCACGTCTTCGATGCTCTTGGCAATGATGGCCATGTCGAACTCCTACGCGGCGGGGGCGAGACCAGCGGTCAGGGCATTGTTCGACCGCTTGAGGATCAGGTTGAGCGGCTGGGGCACGTTCAGGATCGTGAACTTGATCTCGAAGTGAATGCCTTGCTGTTCGAGGTTGGTGATGGTGTAATCCACCGTCTGGAGTTGGATGCGGGGCTGGTTCGCAGCCACGCTGTGAATGTGGTCCACCATGTTGTTGATCCACGCAGGCGTCATGGGTTCCGACAGTTGGGCGTAAGCGTTGTTGCCGTAGTCCTCGTCGATGACCTTCAGCCCGTCGATGTCGTAGATGTAGCGTCCCAGGTAGCCCAGTGGGGTGACCAACTCGCGGATGAACGCGTTGACCACGTTCTCGATGCCGCTGATGGTTCCCCAGTCGGACCCCGAAGCCGCCACATCACCTTGCGCGGTGGTGGCGAGGTCGGTCCCCAGGAAACTGGGATCGAAAGGCTGACTGAACGCGCTCACGGGTACGATCTCCCAAGCCTAGCCTCCGGCATCGGGGAGGCTCTTTTCTGGGCGCTAGTCGCCCTGCAGCTTTCTCAGTACGTCCTTGGGTTGACTGTACGGTGCCGCGCACGGTACGGGGTTGCGCTGACCACGCGTCGGAAGCACCGCAGGCGCCTTGTCCTTGGTGGTGTCCAGCGCCGGGGGATCGACGTGCTTGTTGGTCACCGTCCGGGGCGAAGGCTTCGATGTAGGGTTCAGGTCAATCCGGCCGGAGGGGTCCATCACGATGCACGCGGCACCCAGTTGGATGACCAACTTGTTGCCCGTCACGTCGATCTGCGCCTTGCCTCCATCCACGTCCAGCGTGATCGAGGTCTTGTCGCCGACCTGCGTTCCCTCCTGACCGAAGTAGTACGCCTTCTTGGCCGTCTGGATCAGCTCGTTCTTGACGATCAGCTGCCACGCGCCCGTCATGAAGCCCGTTGCCTTCTCGATCAGGTGGTAGAGCCACTGACCTCGCACGTCGTGCGCATCGGCCTCGGACAGCTTGTGCTGCGCCTGGTGTACCAACATACGCGCGGTCTGGCGAACCACCGGTGCTTCGTGTGCGATGGACGACCCCGCCTGCTGCAGCGAGAACTTGGACTGGTGAACGTGCCCTTCCGACTGCTGATCCAGCTTCACGCCCGTGGTCTTCGCCAAGGTCGTCGAGGCAAGCGCATTGGCGGTCTCCTTGACGATGCGCTCGACGTGTGCCGCACGCGCGGTTGGCAGATCGGTGATCTCCGCGTCTACCAGCATCTTGGCAGCGCCCGCCACCGACGGCACCGACTTGGTCAACACGCTCTTGATGGTGTCGTGCTGATGCTCCAGCGCACCCGACAGGTACGCCTGGGTGTCGGTGTTCTCCTTCAGGTGGTTGATGTCGTTGGCCTCCTCGGCCGACTCCACCGTCGTGCCGCCGCGTGCCTGGGCCAACATCTCCGTGGCCGCGGCCATCGTCTTCTGCTGGTGGTCGAGGAGATCCTGGGTGGCAGTGACTGCCGCGGGCATACCCGCGTGGACCATGTCCATCGCCGAGCCACTGTCCACGTTCGCCAGGGACTGCATGTAGGTGGTGTAGGCACCACCCGCCGTGACTTCCTTGGCGTGCTCCGTGCCCACCTTGGCCATCTTGGAGATGCGGTTGACGGTCTCCTTCTCGTTGCCCTCGTTCTTCTCGATGAGCAACAGCGAGCGTGTCATGATGGCCTGATTCGAGGCAGCATACGCGACCTCGGGACCGATGTGACCGCCGAAGTTGTTCAGGATGTCCGGGGCCGCGGCCACCAGCGCTCGCAGATCCGTCGAGCCGAAGGGCTGTAGAGGATCGAGCACGGTGTGCGTCAGCGTCTTCTCTTCGGCCGTGAGCACATCGCTGGTGTCAACGTGGACGATGTCGACACCCAGGTTGTTCCAGACACCGATCCAGTTGACGATCGTGTCGTGCTGGTCGTTGGTCAAGCGGTTGTTCGTAAAGTTGCTCGCCAGCTGGTCGGGCGCGCCAAGCACGGTCGGCCGGGCCAGGTAGCTCTCGTGCAGGTCGCGCACGAACGACACGAACGCCCCGCCGAACGCCGTCGAGTGGGACACCATCCGCGGAATGGTGCCCGGCTTCAGCGCGATGATGGCCTGGTAGACCTGCTGGAATGCCAACAGGACTTCCAGCAGCTGTGCGTAGCGCGGATCACCCGCCTGGTAGTACGAAGGCAGCGACGATACCATGCTGTCGTAGCGCGGATCGGGGTCGGTCACGAACTTCGCGATCTCACCAGCATAGGGCGAACCCAGTCGCTGGGCAATCGCGACCGGCGCATGGCCCACCAGGCTCTTGCCTGCAGCGGGCTCGCCGTCGTCCGCGTACGCCGCGTGCATCAGGTTGCCTGGCATTGCGCCCGTAGGGCAACGGCTGACCTGGGACAGGCTCTGACGCACCTGATCGGGGCGGTGGATCGGTGGCACTGGATCGTGCTTCAGTCCGCAGTCGAAGCGCCAGCCGTGCAGCAGCTGGTGCAGGCCATCGGCCAGGTTGAGCGGTGCAAGCATCGCCATGCGCAGCATGCCGTCGAGCTGCATACCGAGGGCAGGCAGTCCCAGCCCTTGAGCAGCGAGCTGGGCGGCACGCGACAGGCTGTCGGCACCGCCGCCGAACAGACACTGACCGCCGACCGCGTTGAAGAGGTCGTTGCCCAGCTTCAGCGCGTTGTCCAGGAAGCTCAGCGGGTTGCCACCCGGCTGGTTCGGCCAGTCGCTGCGCATGCCGGAACTGCTGAACGAGCCGTACTTGCCATGCTTCTTGTTGGGGTCGCGGATGCCCAGCGGGATCTGGCGGATGGGCACCATCGCTGCCGCCTGGTTAGTGGCATCGGCCAGACCGGAACTTGCGAAGCCCGTCAACCAGTCCACGCCGTCACCCAGTCCATTCAGCAGACTGGCCATGCCGTCGCCCAGCGCCTTGGCGCCCAAGTCGGCGATGGCTGCCGCCTTGTTGCCCAGCGCGTTGATGAAGTCCAGGACATGCTGTGGCGTGCTCGCGATCGAGATCAGCAGGCTGGAGAACTCGCCCAACACCTCGGCCCCCACAGTAGGCGCGACCTTGGCGATCTCCTTCGAGATGTGCTGCGGCTGCGTGGGCGTCGAGACGATGGTGTCCTCGTCCGAGTCCTTCGTGCTCACTCGCGGATCGTTGTGGTCGTAGTTGACCCCTGGCGTGGTGAACGGCAGCTGGAAGTCGGCCAGGAAGCCGCCCCCGAACACAGGCGCGCTCGTGCCGGGACAGCAGATCTCCGGGAAGGTGATCTGGGGCAGGTGCAGCTCAGGTAGCTGGAACGAGAACGACGGCAGCGTCAGCTGGGGGAACGCGAAGCAAGGATGGTCCGACTCCGGGATGTCGATGTTGTGCTCCGCCACCACCGGACCCGGCGCGATCTGGATGTCGGCGTTCGTCACGTCGTCGGGGTTGCCGCCAGGCGGGAACCCGTCGGTGTTGATGATGTCGTCTCCGATACCCATTACATGCCCTCCGGCAAGCTGCCCGCGGCAAGCGCTCCGGCGCCCTGCCCGATGGCAACCGTGTCCGCCTGCGCCATCACCTGGCGCGCGTGCGTCAATGCGGTCGAGGTGGTGGCCTTCTCTGCCTGTCCGATCTGCTTCGAGATCGCGGCGAAGCCTTGGGCCAGTCCGCCCATGTTGGTGGGGTCGAGCTTCGCCGCCATGTCCGCTGCCTGGGCCAGCGAGTTGGCCGCGAACATGCCGTGCATCTCGGGCTCGGTCTGGGAAAGACCCTTGTGCCGGGTGTCCGTGGCACCCTGCGCGTGATGGGTCTCTTTGCCCACGATGAGCTGGCTGTGACCACCCTGGTCGTCCAGCATCTGGATCGAACCGGGGGTGTAGTCATAACCAGAGCCCAAGCGCCCCTGCACGGCGTAGAAGTTCTTCTGATCCTTGAGCGAGGGATGCGAGGGAGCGGGGTAGTCGCCCTCCGAGTACATGACGCCCGTGACCTCGGCCTGGCCGACACCACCGTGCTTGCCGTGCTTCATCTCGACCTTGACTTCGGCCCCGTCGTGCGGCAGGGCGTGGATCCCCGTACCCGCTCCGGCCGACCACGGCACCGACACCCGCACGTTGTGCAGGGTGATGTTCATGAGGGGCAAGTAGACGTCGACGCGGTGCGGATCGCTCTTCTGCGATCCCTCCACCACACGGCCGGTCATTGGACCCTTGGCGGGGTCCGCCCACTGGTCGTTGTAATGGCCGAAGGTGTCGTCCCAGGTAGGGCGGTTGAAGCCGAAGTCCATACTAACCTCCCGACGCCGACGTGTCCTGGGTGTTGCCCAGGCTGTCGAGCGTGATGGGCTTGCCATTGTTGGTCTGGTGCACGATGTAAGGCGCCCAGTCCTGACCGGGTGGCTTCTCGGCCGTACTCATGGCCTTCTTGACCGCGTTGATGGTCTTGATCTTGTTCTCGTCGGCTTCCGCAAAGGCAATGGCCGTCTTGAAGCCCTTGGCAGGACCCTGAGCCACCAGCTGGTGCGTGACGGCTTCGGCGCGGAAGGTCTCGCCCTCGAAGAAGCCGAAGTTGAAGATGCGAACGGCCGTGCCCGCGCGCACCCCCTCGTCGCCGGGGATGATCGCCGTACCCGCCCGCACGTCCTTGCCCCAGATGCGGAACATGGCGTCCACGAGTCCTTGGGCATTCGCGATGTCGGTCGAGGTGATCGTGTCGTCGAAGATGTAGCGCGTGCGGCGCGTGAAGTGGCGCAGACCGGGGAACGCATCGGGGATGTTGGCCGCGAAGAAGCGGTCATCGGGCAGACGGCCCGAGACATTCACCACACCGGCGCTGGGCAACGCGGGATCGCCCGCGCTCTTGTTCTGCGCCTGCGGGTTGACCACGATCAGTTCGGAGATGGTGCCGATCGTGCTCCAGTCGGTCTCAGCCGAGATGACGTTGGGCGGATAAGTCACCCCGTTGATCGTTGCGGGCACGAGGAACGACAACACGTAGGGGTTGTCGAAGTTGTCCGTGAAGCGGGTCTTCCAGGAGATCTGACCGCCGCCGTTCTGCTCGTCACCGATCTCCGCGAACAGCTCGCGCGGCTGTGCCTCCAGGCTGGCGATGTGCTTGATCACCTCCAACGGGAAGCGGTTCATGATGTTGAAGCCCATGATGCCGCCGTCCACGTCCTGGGGCGGGGTCACCGGGCGCGTCGACTTCTCGATGGCCGGGGCGGTCAGCGCCCGCGTGTCGTTGGACGCGGTCTTGTACTCCGTGTCACCCGGCTGGAAGTGCTCGACCAGGGGCGCGGGCAGGCAACCACCGTTGGAACCGGCATAGATGAGCCAGCCGATGATCTTGTGCTTGTCCAGGACACCGGAGTTGAAGTCCTTGGCGGCAATGCCCATCGCATCGGCAACCTCGTTGAGGGTCAGGGGCTGTTCTTGCGAGCGCACGGCGCCTGCCCCGGCGCTCTGGTAGATCTGCCAGTTCTGTCCGAAGATCTGACCACTGAACTTGTTGTCGATCAGGAACCGCATGGAGTCACGGCACGAGATCGTGACCTTGACGCCCTTCGAGGTGCACTTGGCGTTGATGGTGTCGACGTAGCCGAAGAAGACGCGGTTGCGGCGTGTGACCAGCTTGTCGCTGAACAACGCGCTCGCGTAGCCCATGTCGATGATGATGGGATCTTCCGGTGCGATGTCCAGTTCCTTGGCGAGATCGAGCTTGCGATCGTTGGTCGACAGGATGCGGCGCGTCAGGGTGAACTGCGCGCTGGACGACGCCCACAGGCGGGTCTGAGAAACCTTGGCCGAGAAGAGCTTCCACGGGGTACCACGACCGAAAACGGGGTCGGGGCTTGTCGCCCGCCCCGTTCGGTCCGCCCGGTAGACAGCTCCCCACGGAAACGTGTGGTGCTGGCTCATTGGTTAGCTGAAGTTCGTGAGGTTCGGTTGGGTGCCGGGAATCGTGTTCGCCACACCGTCCTGGAACGACTTGAAGAAGTTGCCCTGACCACCGATGTTCTTGGCCGGGGTGTCGTTCGACAACGTCGGCGTCTTGAGACCGTCGATGATCGAGTAGTCCGACGTGATGGCCGTGAAGCCCTCGGCGACGCCCTGCCACTGCACGGCGACAACGTGACGACCCGACGTGGCCGCCAAGTGCCAGGAGTCGATCTTGCAGGTCTCCAGAACGAAGCGACCCGTGACGTCGCGGTTCCAGGTACCGTCGATGTCGATCGAGCTGATCGCGCCTTCCAGCACGTCCGCGTCGACCGGGTTCATCGAGAAGGTGATCTCGAAGCGCGGCGAGCGGCCGAAGCGCTTGCGGCGGGTGATCTGGTTGAAGCCGAAGGT